AGATGACCCAATCCCGTTCTAAGAAGCCTGGCAAGCAGAGCGTCCCGAAGGTGGGGCGTTTTGCGATGGGTGAGTTGCAGAAGCGAGTTCGTGGTTCTCGGTTGATTTATGACAACCGTGATGAGTTGGCGGCTGAGTTATTGAACTTGGGTTCGAGCAAGATAACGGACATTGTGGATATTGTTGAGGATGAGGACGGCACGCAGAGTGTGCGGTTGAGGTCTGTTGAGGATATTCCTGATGGAGCGTTGAGGGCGATTAAGAAGATTAAGGTGACGCCTGGGAGGAATGGTGACCAGGTAGAGGTTGAGTTGGTTGATAAGGTTCGGGTGTTACAGATGCTTGCGAAGGCGGCTGGATTGCTTGAGCAAGAGAAGGAAGCTGACAAGCCGTCTGTGGTGAGCATTGAGATGGTGATGCCGAAGGATGACGGCGATGCCTAGTCTTTACCGGCGTTACTATGAGGATTTTGTGGAGTGTGATTTTTGCGGCGCCCAGACACGGGGTCGTGTGTATCGCAAGAAGCCGACGCGTGTTTTCTGCGGGGCGTGCAGCCGGATAATTTTAGACAAGAGCGCGGTGACGCTGCCTAAGATGCCTTGGAAGGATGAGAGTGATGAGTGAGCAAGCGACCCCTGCGGGGTTAAAGTTAGATTTTAGCACGTCGCCGACTGTGGCTAAGTTCTTTGCGAGTGATGCGTTTGTGCGTGGATTGATGGGTCCGGTTGGTTCCGGCAAGTCTTATGCGTGTTGTGCTGAGATATTCCGGCGTGCGGTTGAGCAAAAGCCTAGTCCGCGTGACGGGATAAAGTACACACGGTGGGCGATTGTACGGAACACGCATCCCATGTTGCGGACCACGACGCTGAAGACTTGGTTGGAATTGTTGCCGGAGCATGTGTGGGGCAATGTGAAGTATTCCCCGCCTATCACGCACCACATCAAGCTGCCTCCCAGGGATGGCGCTGCCGGTATTGATTGCGAGATTATCTTCATGGCCCTCGATGATCCGAAGGATGTTCGAAAGCTTTTGTCTTTGGAGCTGACCGGTGCTTGGGTGAACGAGTGTCGAGAGTTGCCCAAGGCGGTTGTCGATGGCCTGACGCACCGTGTCGGTCGTTTTCCGACCAAGGCTGATGGGGGGCCAACGTGGCGTGGCGTGATTATGGACACCAACCCCATGGATGATGACCACTGGTATTATCGATTGGCTGAGAAAGAGAGACCTGGGGGTCAGTTCCGCTGGGACTTCTTCCGGCAACCTGGTGGCGTCGAGGAGGTTTCCCTGGAGGATTTGCCGGAGGAAATGCCGGAGGCGAAGGGATACATACATCAGGGTGGCCGCTGGTGGCGCACTAACCCAAAGGCTGAGAACTTAAAGAACCTACCGACGGGATACTATGAACAGCTCCTGGGCGGTAAGAATGTTGATTGGGTAAAGTGCTATGCCCAGGGTGAGTACACGTTTGTGCAAGAGGGAAAACCGGTCTGGCCGGAGTATAACGACAACCTCATGGCAGATGACCTGGAGCCGGACCCTTCTGTGCCGGTTCATGTCGGGCTCGACTTTGGTTTGACGCCGGCTGCGATATTTGCGCAGAGGATGCCCAACAACCGGTGGCATGTGCTGCATGAGCTGGTCACGTTTGATATGGGCCTGGAAAGGTTCTGTTCTATGCTCAAGAGCGACCTGGAGAGCCGGTTTCCCCGATATGAGACCCTGATATGGGGCGACCCTGCCGGTTCGCAGCGGGACCAGATATTCGAGACCACCGCGTTTGAGCATCTCAAAACGCATGGCCTTCTGGCCCGACCCACCGCGACCAACGAATTCCGTACCCGCCGTGAAGCGCTAGCCATACCCATCGGAAGCTTGATAGATGGGAAGCCTGATTTCTTGATCGATCGCAAGTGCATGAGATTGAGAAAGAGCCTGGCCGGCGGCTATCACTTCCGGCGTGTTGCAATTGGTGCGGGGCAAGAACGGTTTAGGGATACGCCGAATAAAAACGAACATTCGCACGTCGGTGATGCGGCGGGGTACTGTTTGCTGGGTTCTGAGCATAAGATTATGACCAAGCGCCCTACCCCCATGGGCGGTCGGCCTATTACGGCGAAGGTGTTAGACTTCGATGTTTTCGGTTGATGAATTAAACCAGGTCATGCGCTTTGACGGCGTAAAGCACAAGGTCGTTGATTGGTCGCCTATGCACTTGCAGCTCTGCGAGATAAACGACTTTGATGCCTGGAACTTAAAAAATTTTCCAAACTATCAGCAATACTTGTCGAACTTTGCGTCTCAGGGCATGGCATACACCGGCATTGGTGATGGGATTATCTATGGCATGTGGGGTGTTTATGAATTCTGGCCTGGCTGCGCGGAGGCCTGGCTCATTCCGTCGAAGCACATTGGTCAGAAGACCATGGCATTTCACCGCGCTGCCTTGGCGTTTTTTGAGTATGTCGCAGCCCAGAAGGGAATAAAGAGGCTACAATTCACGGTTCACACACAGAATGTTCACGCTGACCGTTGGGCGCAACGATGTTACTTTAAGTGCGAAGGAGTGCTTCGCAAGTACGGACCTGACGGAGCGGACTATTACATGTATTCGAGGATGTTCTAATGGGTGGATTATTTTCAAAACCAAAAGCACCGGAGCCTGATCCTAGACAAGAAGAGCGTTTACAGCGTCAGGAAGCGCGTGCGGAAGCAGAAGAGCGTGGAGCTGCACGTCGTGTGCAATCGCGCATGATGGCGAGACGCGGCGGCGGTAGCCGGATGCTAATGGCCCCTGGCGTATTTGGCCAAGAGGGCGTGCGTGACGTTTTACAGCGGTCACTAGGAGCGGGTCGAAACCCAAGAGGGTAAAATGAAGACCTATAGACGTAACCCCAAGCATAGGGATGTAGGATCAGATGTACGGAGCCAAAGGCGGCAAGCGGCCAATGAAAGGCGCAATGAACAGCAAGATGAGCAATCTTCGCAAGAAGACAGCTCAGAAGTACAGCAAGAAGAAAGCTGATGGTCAAAAAGGCGTTTCAAAGTAGCGAGGGTGGCCTAAACGAAAAAGGCCGCAAAGCTATGGGGATGGGCCGGAAGTTAAAGACCGGCACCAATCCGCGAAGAATTTCTTTTGCTGCCAGGTTTGGTGGCATGGACAAACCAATGAAAGACGATAACGGCCAGCCTACCAGGTATGCTTTAGCCTTAAAAGCGTGGGGGTTCGGCTCTGCGCAAGCTGCGCGAAATTTTGCAGAGAGGCATAAGAAGACATAATGGCTGAAGTACCTGTCGAAGAGATTAAGAAACGCTACAAGATAGCGAACACCCACAAGGAACAGTGGCGCAGCATTTACGAAGAAGCGTATGAGTATGCGCTACCCATGCGAAACCTCTACGACGGTTATTACGAGGGCGATGTCCCTGGTCAAAACAAAATGAAGCGCGTGTTCGATAGCACCGCTATTCACTCGACTGCCAGGTTTGCGAACCGTATCCAATCCTCCCTGTTTCCTCCCCAAAGACCTTGGTGCCGTTTGCAGCCTGGCAATGAGATACCGGAACAGCGCAAGATTGAGGTGCAACAAGTCTTAGACCTCTACACTGAAAAGATGTTTGGGGTGATGAGCCAATCCGGTTTTGACCTGGCTATGGGTGAGTTCTTGCTCGACCTGGCTGTTGGTACAGCGGTTATGCTTATCCAGCCTGGTGATGAGGTCACGCCCATACGATACACGGCTGTCCCTGCTTATCATATCACCTTCGAGGAAGGGCCAAACGGGTCTGTGGATGCGGTATATCGCAAGTTCAAGAGACCGTTTGCTGTTATTGAGCGCGAGTGGCCTGATGCAGATATTCCTGATGAATTGCGCAAAGAGTATGAGGATGACCCGACGCAGAAGGTAGAGTTGCTAGAAGCGACCTACACGCATGATGGGCAAATCCATTACTGCCTCATGCCGTTTGAAAAAGAATACAAGATTGTCCACCGGAACCTCAAAAGCTTCCCCTGGGTTATTTCTCGCTACATGAAAGCGTCCAACGAGCGTTATGGTCGTGGTCCGGTGTTATACGCCCTGCCCGACATCAAGACGCTAAACAAGGTTGTCGAGCTGACATTGAAGAACGCCAGCATCAGCATTGGCGGCGTGTTCACGGCTGTCGATGACGGGGTGCTAAACCCGCAAGCAATCAGCATTGTTCCTGGCGCTGTCATTGGCGTCAGTTCAAATGGCGGTCCCCGTGGCCCATCCTTACAACCACTTCCCAGAAGCGGGGACGCCAACCTATCACAGATCGTTGCCAACGACTTACGCTTGAACATCAAGAAGACGTTGTTGGACGAAAGCTTGCCGCCCGACAATATGTCGGCTCGGAGCGCGACGGAAATCGTGGAACGGATGAAGGAGCTGTCCCAGAACTTGGGGGCTGCGTTTGGGCGGCTCATAACTGAAACCATGTTCCCGATTGTACGCCGCTCCATGGAGCTAATGGATGAGATGGGCATGATTGAGTTGCCTCTCAAAGTTAACGGTTTGCAGGTTACCGTTACGCCTGTTTCTCCATTAGCCATGGCAAGCAACATGGATAAGCTCAATGAGGTTGTGCAGTTTATGCAAATTTCGCAAGCGCTGGGACCACAAGGTCAGACATTGCTGAAGATGGACGCGGTTGGTGATTACATAGCGGACCAGCTCGGCATACCGGCGAAGCTGCGCACGTCTCAACAAGAGCGTCAGCAAATGGCACAGATGCAAATGCAGATGGCCCAGCAAGCTATGGAGGCGCAGGGCATAACCCCGCCTGATGGAATGGAAGTACCACAAGAATGAACCAAGCAGAAAAAATTCGCTCGATTAACTCACCTGGATGGGACGGTGTAGATGCTACAGTTACGCCTATGCGGCTGCGCGATACCGACCTTCAGAGGGCTTTAGATATTTCGTTCAAGCGTTGTTTCGGGTCCGAGGACGGGCAAAAGGTTTTGGCCCATTTGCGCCAGGTTACTATTGAACAACCGGCGTGGGTGCCAGGAGCTGAACCCTCTTATGGTTACGCACGGGAGGGTCAGAACAGTTTAGTGCGTGAAATTGAACAACGTATTAGGAGAGCAAATGAGCCAGAGTGATAACCAGCAAGACGCTGGGACAACCGAGCAATCGGCCCCAGATGGATTGATGGCCGCAACAGCTCTTGCAGAGGAGCAAGAAACTGAAGAAGGTCAAACCATTGAACACCGCGCCGAGCCGGAACCCAGCGAGGAAGAGAGCGAGGACACGGTTTTCGACAGGCCGGATTGGTTCCCAGAAAAGTTCTGGGACGAAAAGGAAGGTCCAGACCTAGAGAATATTGTTAAGTCATACGAGGAATTGCAGAAGCAGTTTAGCCAGGGCAAACACAAAGCCCCAGATGAATACGACACTAGCGTTTTAGATGAAGCTGGGTACGAGAAAGACGACCCGATCATTGGAGCGTATACAGAGTGGGCTAAACAGTATGGCATTAACCAACAAGCGTTTGACGACTTGGCCGGCAAAATTACGTCGCTGGCTGGGGAAGACATGGCGCAAGCACAGGTAAACTACGATGAAGAGCGTAAAGCTCTGGGCAACAATGCAGATGAAATCATCAAATCAAATGTAAACTGGGCTGATGGCTTAGTGCGCAAAGGCGTGATTTCAGAAGCAGAACGGGAAGAAC